GATTTAAATTTTATACAATTTAATACTTATGTTACCATTGGAGAATAATTTTTGGTATTTTAAATCAGCTTTATCACCAAAATTTTGTGATGAAGTAATTCAATATGCTCTTTCTAAACCTGAAATGATGGCTAAAATTGGAAATAATAACAAAAAAAATTTATCAAAAAAAGAAATACAACAAATTAAGGCTAAACGAAATTCAGATATTGTATGGCTTGATGAATCTTGGATTATGAAAGAAATACAACCTTTTGTTAACATTGCAAACATTAATGCAGGTTGGAATTTTCAATGGGATTCTAGTGAAAGATGCCAGTTTACTAAATATAAATTAAATCAATATTATGACTGGCATATTGATACATTTAAAGCTTTTAAAGATAAAAAACAAAGAAAAATATCTATGACTTGCCAACTTACTGATGGGTCAGAGTATGAAGGAGGTGAGTTACAATTTGATTTTAGAGATTATAATCCCAATTTAAGAGATGAGTCAGAACATTTAATTACTGTAAAAGAAATACTTCCTAAAGGTACTGTTGTTGTATTTCCATCTTTTTTATGGCATAGAGTTAAACCAGTAACGAAAGGAACAAGGTATTCATTAGTAATGTGGAATATAGGAGCACCTTTTAAATGAGTCAGTTAGTTATAAATACTTGGTTTCCTATAGCAATTGGACAAGTTTATTGTCCATTTATAAATGAAATAAAAGATAAATATAAAAATATTATTAAAAAGTTTGAATATAACCATGATGGTTTTTGTTATTACCCTGTCCATAAAAATAAAAAATTTGATAAATTAAATAAATGGATTATTGAAAATGTAAATAAATACGCAAAAGCTCATTTATATAAAGATGAATATGAAATAAAAGATTCTTGGATTTTAGATTACCCTATAGGTAAAGGACAACCTTTTCATACTCACCTTGGTTTTACAATCTCTTGTGTTTTTTATTTAGATGCTCAAAAAAATGATAGTCCACTTATATTTTCTAATCCTTTTGTTGATATGAAAAACCCAACTCATACAACGGTAAGAAATATGAAAAATGTTGTATTAAATGAGTTAACTTATCAACAGTGTGGGTATTCGTGTGAAACAGGTAAATTAGTAATTTTTAGAAGTAATATTTCACATGCAGTTGATCCAAAAAAAATAAAAGAAAAAAGAATTGTTTTTTCTTATAACTTTGATCCAAAATGATAAAGGTATTCAAATAATATGGAACTTCATAATCATTTTAGCACCCCAATATATACTGAAGACAAACAAGAATTTTTAAAGTCTTCTATTAAAGCAACAGATAAAATTATTAAAAATGCTAGAAAAAGAGATGATGGTTTAATTAAAAAAACTAAAGATTTTGGTTTGAGTCATCATTCAGGTCAATTATTAACAGACAATAATTTTTTAGATTTAAGAAATTATATAGGACAAATGTCATGGAATTTTTTATCTAAACATGGATATGACATGGATCAATATAAATTGATGTTTACAGAATTTTGGGTTCAAGAATTTTCTAAAAACGGTGGTGGTCACCAAGCTACTCATCAACACCAAAACCAGCATGTAAGTGGTTTTTATTTTTTAAAATGTTCTGATAAAACATCACATCCTGTTTTCCTTGATCCAAGACCTGCTGCTAATATGACAAAATTAAAATTAAAAGAAAATGTTATTTGTTACGGATCTGAAACTATTCATTTTCATCCTCAACCTGGAAATCTTTTAATATTTCCAAGTTATTTGTTACATGAATTTACAGTGGATCACGGTAAAGAACCTTTTAGATTTATTCATTTTAATATTCAAGCTGTGCCATTAGGTATGGTAGAAAATGATTAAGATTAAATATAAATTATGAGTTTTAAAAAAAATAAATATGCAGTTATTAAAAAGGTTATTTCAAAAGACCTAGCTTTATTTTTATATAATTACTTAACTGTAAAAAAACAGGTTCATAGTACTTGTGTTGAGCGTAAGTATATATCTCCTTTTGAGATGATGTTAGGAACTTGTGATGATGCTCAGGTTCCAAATACTTATTCATGTTATGGAGATATTGCAATGGAAACTTTAATGCTAAAAGTGCAGCCTATAATGGAAAAAGAAACTTCTTTAAAATTAAATCCATCATATACTTACTGCAGGGTTTATAAAAAAGGAGATGAACTAAAAAGACATAAAGATAGGTTTAGTTGTGAGATTTCTACGACCATGAATTTAGGTGGTGATGATTGGCCAATATATTTAGAACCTTCTGGAAGAAAAGGAATGAAAGGTATTAAGGTAAACTTACAGCCAGGAGATATGTTAGTCTATCGAGGATGTGATTTAGAACATTGGAGAGAAAAATTTAAAGGTGATGAATGTGTTCAAGTATTCTTACATTATAATAATATAGCTACTAAAGGATCTAAAGAAAATATTTTTGATAAAAGACCTCACATAGGTTTACCTGCTTGGTTTAAAAATGGATAAATTTGTAGATAAATATTTAGAAGATGTTAAATGGAATAAAAACTTTAGTCAAGGATGGAATGTATCTGGTGTTTTAAAAAATAGACTAAATGAAAATTTAAAATATGATTTAAGACCTGTAAAAAATGAAATGAAAGAAATGAGCTATAATTCAAAAGCAGATAAAATAGTTTTTGATATAGATGAAAAATATTATATAGTGGATTTTAAAGAATTAAGTTCTTTTGTTAAAGAAAATAAAATTAAAAAAATACACTTAAATAAAGTAATAAAAGATTTAGATTGGAATATTATTTTAAATAAATGATAAAAATACATAAACATATAGAAAGACAAATTTTAAGAGATTATTTTTTAATAGAAGGAACTATTGATGTTAATTCAAATTATTTTATTGAAAAAATAAAACAAGGTGTAAAAGAAGAAAATAATTTGAGTTATAAAACACAGGTAAAAGCTGAAGTAACATCTTGGACATATTTTAGAGATGATAGAGAATTCTTAAAATGTTTTTCTAAAATGGCTACTTATTTAGATTCTTGTAAAGAAGTACCTGCATATATTCTTACAGAAGCTTGGGGCATAATTTCTAGCGCAGGAGATTGGACTTCAAGACATCACCATGAACCAAATATTCTTTCGGGTGCATTATATCTTAATGATCATCCTCAAACTTTAGATTTTGATGAAATAGGTATTCAAATAAAACCTGATAAGGGTAAATTTGTTTTGTTTTCACCTGAACTTCTTCATAAAGCTTTTCCTCATAATTCAAAAAAAAATAAATATGGTATTAGTTTTAACTGCTGGCTAAGAGATGCAAGTAAATAAGCCAGCTTCAGTATATCCACTATTTAGTAAACTTATCTATGTTAAAGAAACAAACATAGATACATCAAAAATATTAAAAGTAGTAAAGAAAAAAAATTGGGTTATAGCAGGAGAAAAAGACAGTGTATCTCATCATGCTGACAAATCTACTGATTTAAATGTTTTAGATAAACCTGATTTAAAATTTGCTAAAGATCATATTTATAAATACATAAATGAATATAATAAAACTATTATGAAATATAAAAACGATCTTGTTTTAACAAGATCTTGGTTTACAAGGACTGAAACTGACAAAACTTCAGATTATCATAGTCACAATAATTCTTTTATTAGTGCGGTGTTATATCTCAAGCCTCCTAAAGATGGAGCTAAAATTGGTTTTGTAGATTATTCCATTAAAAGATTTGTTCCCGATGTAATAGAATTAAATATGTGGAATTCTTCTGCTTATAGTTTTCAACCAACAGATGGAATGTTAATTATTTTTCCCAGTGATGTTTTTCATAAAGTATTACCACATACTAGTAAGCAAACCCGATATTCATTAGCTATTAATTATATGCCTGTAGGTAAAATAGGTAGAGAATTTTCTGATAGTTTTGTTAATATCCATGGTTTAGATGGAAAATCTTAAATTTGCTATTAAAGTTAGATTAGAATATAGTACTACCAAAATAATAAAAAGCATATATAATGAGGTGCTATGCTTCAAAAACTACAGTTTAAACCCGGTTTTAATAAACAGATAACACAATCAGGAGCTGAGTCTCAATGGACTGATGGTGATTTTGTTAGAT